CAATCATTGGCCCGCGAAGGTAAAACGGTGTTACGTCGGACCCATTATACCAATGGGCTCCACATGACTCACGAAAACGACCCTTCCAGAACGATTTCTTGGGATTAACCTTGAAACCGAACCAGTTGAGTACTTTCGCGAAACGTGGAGCAGCATCCGTGGGGAGGATGATATCATCCCCGTAGACGCTTATCCGACCTCGGATCCTAGCTAGGGAGCAAAAGGATCGCGCAAGAGCCCAAAAGATCAAACTTTCAAGCTCGAACGTGAATCCATTCCCCATGCTAGAAAACATGTTAACCTGGTGGACTACTTCTCTCCCACTACCATTTAAGGCAGCTGGGATACGAACCGTTTTAACACGGATGTCGTCGAGAAGTACGTACCAAGCAGGAGGGAGAAGCCTGACTACCAAAGCATGACTCACTGAGTCTGATGCAGAGGATAGATCAAGCGTGGCCAAACTCTGATGCTCAGAATGATTTCTGGGCAGCGAGCCTAGCCTAGCCAAGCGCTGATTGATCGATTGATCATTCAGGTTGACCCCCGACTTCAAAAGCGCACGACGGAAGAAGTTCCCGACGGCGCGCTGAAGAAACATGTTGATCTCGGGCTCTTTACAAGCCACGCGATCAATTTCCGAGTTCTTGGGAACCGTGAACATCACAGAACTCTCGACGATCTCGAAGGTGTTATCCTCCGAGTCAGCCCAGAGTTGGCCAAAGCCCTCATTACGAAGCAAGAAATCCTCGTAATAGGGGACAGCGGTCGTTGTGACGTGTGCTTGGCCCACGAGTTTCCGAGAAGCCGCTTCCGGCCCTCGTCGTACACGCGTAGAAGCCCCATTGGTAACGTCCCCGCGATCTATCAGATCAACGGGTGGTTCCAATGAGATAACCGAAGCGACATACGAACGAGCCCGATCAAGGATTTGCTCCGACGAGATTCCACCGGTAAAGATGGTATCGTCGAATTGGATCCTATGATTGGATTTAGAGTTCCCGAACTCAACAGACAGCCATTTCTTCGCGGCTGCTGTTGCCCTGGTGGTCGCACTTCCTGGAGAAGGATCAGAGTACTTACTCAGAAAACTCTCCATTTGATACTGTATCCTCCAATGGAGGGCAGTACCGGGTTGTGCTAAAGATAAGCTATAACCGAAGGCGTCAGCCATCGATTGAGCATACCGACCAGTTAGGGATCGTGGTAGAGTACCGATGGGCCGCTTTCGAGCGGACTTAGGTTCTCTATTCTTCATGGGAATTCCTCCTACAAGAAGAGTTAGTCACCCGGGTTATTCCGGATGACTCGTACTAGTGCAAGTGCACATTCCTCGCCATTCTGGGGGCAAGTAACCCCCAGCAACCTGTCCGGCTAGAACAGAAATCACGCACCTCTTTGCGTTATCTAACGGGAGAAGTCCCGTAAGTAGCAAGAGGATTATGACGACTGTGATAGCAGTAGAGGTTGGTCGTCGTGGTGATGTCGTCACAGTCTGATCTTAATAGATCTGACCGAGATCGACAGCCACGGCGTTGACCTGGGTGGAGGACGCGAGCAGCGAGCGAGCAGTCATTTCGACGGTATCAGCACGTTCCTGAGTGGACGACTGACCGTCAAAAGTGAAGTTCACCTCCGCGTAGGAGGTACGAACAACGACAGTGGTGGAAACACCATTGATCGTCTGCGTCTGACTGATCGGGTACGAGAGAACGAGCTTGATACGGTACTTGCCGTTCGAGAGCTTGTTCGAAAGGGTGAGAGTCTTCTCACCCACCGGTACCCCCAGAGGTTCCTTCCATTTGGCGACACCATTGGTGTCGATGCCAACTGGATTGAACGTGTGGACCACCGGAGTCGACGCTCGGTCTTGAAGCGCGACGTTAGAGAAAGCGGGCATAACTACCTGCTCCTGACGTTGAGAAGCGCAAGTGCGTTCTCCAAGTGAGTAGAGGAGTAAGGGCTCTTTACGTAGAGCATGGGGACGGGGAAATTCGAGTATGGTTCACGTAACATGGATATGTTACGAAACTTCACTCGGGGTAGATCTCCGTAAGCCGGGGACTCGATGACGCATTGTACGTCAATCGACATCCACGACTTGGTCGTCCGGGTACCCGAAAGAAAACGGATACCAATGGGCGCAGTCAACGCAGCTAGGAAAGTACCGACTGGTGCAAACCAATCGATAATGAAGGAAAAAGGAAGCTCTTCCCATGCGAGAGCCAGTGGGTTGATAAAACCCAAAGACTCAACCATGGCAAGCCATGGAGCAGAAACATCTGCCCACAGTGCAACCTCACATCCAACCAGGGATTCTCCCTGCACTAGCCAAGTTGATTTGTTCCCAGGATTAGGCGGCAAGCCATAATCCTCGGTGACCCTCTTGCGAGCATAACAGAAACTGCCGGATTTAAGGCCGTTTCTGACGAGCTCACAGCCATCGTAGATGTCCTGTAAAAGAGGACGCCAACCGTACTGCCAAGACAACCATTGGTCCTTTATGGATAGGTCAAGATTGTACCATCCATGGTTACCAAAGAGGATCTTAGCAGCAGTCTTGTAATCACGAATCGAAGTACTCTTCCAGGCGTACATGACCCTCATCGACAGAGTTGCGATGAGGTCCACAGTCTGGGGAGATTCGACAAGATCGGCAGCCAAGTTAAAGGCTCCGTTCTTGAGATTAGCGAGACACTCTGTCTCCGCGTGGTGAATCATGTTAGCATTCACGTCCGGGAGATAGAAACCACCTGAAAGGGTCGTACCCCAATATAAGAGGTTCGATCCTGGTCCCACTGAGAAGTCTAACGGTGTAGTACCGTATCGACGCCAAAGTGAGGAACTCAGCTCGTATTCGTAGTCGAACGGTTGCATAACCGCAAGACCGACGAACTTCCGATACCCAGATGGCATACGCCATCCCTTAGCATCGGGAGTCACGAGGATCTTACCAGAAGTCTGCGTTCTTGCGAACGTTTGACCATGGTAAGTCGTGGTGGTTGGTGTGGAAGGGAACGGTGCCACGCGAACGGAGGTTATATCAACCTCCGCTGAGCGTGTAAGGTTCTGAATAGAACCAACAACTGCCTTTCCAGGCAGGCCGTTATCCACTTTCATCTACGCAACTCCTCAAAAGCCTACAGCGGAATGCTGCCCCATCATTGGGCCCCGAATGGGGAGGCGACGTGCACGTTAATGTACGTACAACGTCCTACCGGTCAGATCCCACAAGAGTGGGTGGTCGACCTATGGACATGCCAAAGGCAGACATCTAACTTGCCCTCATTCGCAATCGCGATAATGTGGCTAGGTAGAAGACGGACACCCGAAAGGGTG